AATGCTTTTCTAAGATCAACACTATTTATTTCTTTAAAATAACGAGTAGTTATAAGCCAAGCAAACATAACTAAGGTCATTACTAAGTCATCATGATACCCTTCATCAGCTTCAAAGCTACCTCTTTTTTCAATGAATGTTGAAATTTCAGAGATAGTGTCTGCATCTGTGATGAGAAGTTTGCCAGTTTCTATTAATGATTTTAAGTTATGGCAACCAATTCTTTTTACTTTACGATCCATTACTATTCCTGGTCGCATGCTCTTGCTTGCAAATCCAGATGTAATTGTCTGACTGCTCTTTTCTTTAACAGAGAATAAGATGTTATCATATTCTAATTCTGTATGAAGAATATATGCTACTTGTTCATTTACATTCAGTTCAATTAAACAGAATGCATCATTATATTTTTTACCAACCTCATTAATCACATTAGGATAAAGCAATGGGCTAATTACGTTGTTCTTATATTTAGCAGCAATTCTATATGGAATAGTGGATATATCAACGACCGTGAACGCAGAGAAGTCACCCCCAACTCCTTTTGCAGTATCGACGGTCATGACATAAACCGCATGTGGTTCTGGTTCTAAGAATATATCGAGACCATCATAACTGTGAATAGGATCAATAATTGACATCTTAGCAATAGCATCAGAACCAATAAGAGTTGCAGATGACCCAAGGAAGTTACAAAGAACTTCTTGATTGAACTTGAGTTCACCTAACTGTCTCTTTTGTTCTTCAAGCCATTTATCATCTCTACCGGGAATCTCGTGGTATGGAATAAACAATGGCACAAAGTCATTACGATTATTCTGTGCATCATTCCAGAATTTCCAGAAATGATTATATCCATATGGTGTAGAAGTAATGATGATCTTTGTAGTTTGACCAGCAGAAACTACAGGGTATACAGAAGTAAAGAACTGTTCAGCTACATTATTTGGAATAATTGCTGCTTCGTCAATATACAATAAGTTAACTGATTGAGAACGAATACCTGCCGCAGTTGTTGCGGCCGTAAAGATCTTAGATCCATTCTCAAGTTCAATATCGCCTTTATTCCAATTGACCACACCTTGTTGCATCCATTTAGGCAAGTTCTCATACATCAGCTGATATCTTGCAAGAATACCGCGAGCTGTTGCGGCTTTATTTGCTAAGATAGCTACGTTCTTATGAGATTGGAAAACCGTATACCATAAGATATAGGCAACTGAAGTAGTAGTCTTACCTTGTTGCCGACCTTCCATAACGATAACTTTACGGTTCTCATTAATGACTTTTATCTTATTCTTCTGACAATCGTAAAGCTCAAACTTAATCAGACCATGATCAAGAGTTTCAATATAGCAATAATTTAATATAAAGTACTCTGGATCTTCAGAGGCTTTTATGTATTCTTCAATTTGTTCTTTTGTAAAATTAAATTTTACATTAGATTTCTTTAGAAGTGGGTTACCAAGATATGCTTCACTCATTTATTCTTTATTAACTTCAATAGTTCAGAGGTTGAGATGTATAAGTTATTATTTATGGTTTTATTACCATCAACATCTTTACCTTTTTCAATACGATTCTTTTTCTCAGCAAGCTCTAATAGATCTTTGCTTGAATCGGATAATGATTTAATAAGTGTTGAGACTACTTCATAACTTCGTGGGTGCTGAGATAAGTCTGCAACATCAAGCATCTTATCTAAAGCAATAGAACCTTTTTCGAGAATAGAACGAATGTTCTTTCGAGCAAAATCATAATCATCATCAGAGCTTGGGATGTATTCCACTTGCTCATCAAATGCAGCAATGTCTAATGAGTCAGCAATAATTTTATCGGAGTTCATTGGATTATATCTTCATAACTGTCAAACTCAGTAATAAACCCATAGTTCTCACTTGCATCAATTTGCGATATATCAACTGATAGTGAAACATTTGATGTTGGAGAACCATTGGCAAGTAAACCGGGCCTTACAGTTATTCTTGATGCAATATCAGTTACACCTACAGAATCATCTATATTCTCAGTTTTTGCAACATAGATATTTGTATTGACTGTCTTGATGATTGAACCTTTCTTAGTTGGTCCAAACAAGTATGCTTTCATTGCAAAATCAAGAGTCCAAACTATAGCCCGGCGATTCATGAAATCACCTTCATATGTATCTTGAGAACCAATCGTTTTTAATATAATTGGAATATCTACATTTAAACCTAATTGAGGTATTAAATTAGCAGTGATAGTCCATTCAGGTGTAAAATAAGGTAATATCTGTTCTACGATACGCGTGCCATCATCGACATTCTTTACCATTATGTATAAAGTAAATCCAATATCATATGGCACTGATTGATATTGATATGCTAATGATGCTGTGTTTGCGCTATTGACTTTAACGTTCCTATTAAGCGTATTCAATTTTCTATCTGATGCATAACTAATAGACGTAATTTCAAATGCCATTCTTGGAAGAACCATTGCTGGACGATTGAATGTTGGATCACCTTCAAGCCGTGCAAGAAACTTTTCTTTAGGTCCATATGATAATGGAACTTTCATTGATTGAACAGTTTCATTACTACTGTTTATGCGATTGATATAGATGCTATTAAATAATGTACCAAACATAACAACGTATTTTCTAAGTGATCCATGATAGAACTGATTAAACATTAATAGTTACCTTCAGAAAATGGATTCGAATCAGTAAAATTGATAATAGCTTCTGCTTCAGATTGAAGGTTTTCATTAACAGGATTTTCATTATCTTCAAAACTTGAACCAACTTGCGTAACAAAATTATATTGTTCTTGTACTAAATCATATCCACCTTCGTCTGTTATGACAAATGAGTCTTGAGTAAGAATTGCAAATTGTGACATGTCAAATGAATACTTCTTCTGAAGTAAATCTATATCGGCAATTCCAGTATTCATTATTTCATTTGAGTATTCCCAAAGCTCACACTCTAAATCATATGTCTGTAAAGCACCAAGCTGGTAAAACACTGCCTCATGTTCAACAAATTTAACTACAAAAACTTTCTTGTTCAATGGAAAATAAATTAGATCACCTTCTTGTGGACGATCAAATCCTCTTACATTTCCAATCTCATCAAAGAATACTCGCTTTGCAATTGTGAAAGTCATCTGATCACGGACTTGCAAATTAAACTTGGATAAGAAATCGCCTTCACCTTTAAAGCCCATAACATTCTTAATATACATCTCAATCATGAACTGTTCATTATATTCAGAGATTGAATCTTCACCATAGATATTGTCTTTATTAATTAAAGATCTTGGAAGATAAAAACAATCATGTCCATAGATTCGAATTGACTCTATGACAAGATCTTCAATTAAGCTTTGTTCTTGACTTGAACCAAAATTATTAAAAAAGACGCTTGTTGCCACGTTAGCCCACCATATCGAGTACAGGTAAACTATAAGAATTAATCATTTCACGTTCCAGCGTATCAATTTCTTGAATAGCTTCATTATAAAGAGTCTGTCCGTTAAACTGAACTCCGCCCGGAAGAGTCATTCCAGTAAACTTACTTAGGTTAGCTCCCCATTGGCGCTTAATTAAAGCAGTAGAATATCTCATTAACCATTGGTCTTTCCAAACATCTACATAGTCAGTTGGATCTACGATCTGATAAGCTTCAACTAAAAGAAATTCACCATCCGTTAAAGTGTTCCAATCCATGTCGACATATAACTTATTCATATGTCTGTTGTATCGAATTGGTTGCTTACCTACAAGCATCTCAGCAATTAATGCAAGATTTTCCATTACCATATAGTATGGAAGCATTGATACTGAAGTTAGTGTGTATAAGTCATTTAAAGCAATCTGATAACGAATATTAAAAAGATCATCAGAACGAATAGATGGATCAGCTATTGAAAATATACTAACTGCACCAATAATATTTTCTGGAAGAGTAATATACTTATTGGTTCTATCGGTTGATGTTACAGCGTGCTTATAGTAAACTTTCTCAGCGCCATCGAAATGATAATCCCAATAATAACGCAAAGCATCATCAATGCGATCTTCTACCTGATCTTCGTCTACGTTGATCTCGATGACAGGCTTACCTAGTCGTCTTAAGCAATATTCTTTAAATGCAGAACGAGTTGTTGGAATAGCCATGTTAATCTCCGAGATTTATAGAATATTTATGTAGTGTTATCGAGTTACTTCTGGAGTAACCGTAACTATTCCTTCTTGAACTCTTGTGACGATTGCAGCATTACTCGTAATCTCACAGTCATAGACATATCTACCATATGAAATATTGGCAGTAGCATTAGCAGAAAGAGAAAGAGTGACCGTACCAGAGTTTGCAACTGTAACTACAAATGATGTAGAGTTAGTAGACGAATAGTGTCTACGCAT